AGGTAAAGAATCCGTTCGGCTCCAGAATGGTGACTCTCGGCTCTTTCTCGTATCGGTAAGCCAGAATCATGGCTATCGCTATCGATGTCTCTGAGTCGTGATTACCGCGAGCCATGACCACTGAGACGTTCGAGTGCTTCTCTAGCATCCGCGTAATCCCGTGAATCATCGTGTCCGCTGCTTTACGCATGATTAGCTCAATGCGTGAGTCGGTATCCATCGGCGTGCCGTTGGCGGTCTGCGGATACGGAATAGCCCGGTCAATATGCGTGAAATCTCCGACATTTATTAGCATTGCGTGCTCTGCTGCCGGGGCCGCGTCGACCAGATAGTCTATCGCAGCGATTATCTCGGCAGATGCGATCTTGGAGTCGAAATCTCGTCCCCGCGTGTCGCCCGATGCCTTCATACCGATATGCGCATCGCCAATTATCGTCGTCGGTAATAAATCCTTCGATTTACCCTTACTGGACGGCTTAGGGGTCTTTTTCGCCTGAATTACCTGCGAGTTGAGCTGGTCGACGAATGCTTTCAGCGCTTCTTCTTTCTCGGCAGTCTCCAGCTTGCGCCGGGTCTTTAGCCATACCTTCTCATTATAACTATTTGTCGTGTATATGGATCTGCCAGTCACATATTCGCCCGGCGGGACGTGCGCCGTTGCATCCCACTCCTCAGTGAATCCCGCCGCGGATGCGTATGCTTTGACGCCGTGCACGATATTACGAACGGTAGCTGGTGTGACATCAAGCCTGCTGGCGGCTTGTGATGCGTTCCTGCCGCTTCTTTCCCACTCTTTTACCACTTCGCGCTGACGATCCGTTTTCGCGTAATCTTCGAGCTTTGCCACAATTAAATCTCGCAGTTAATTATGGCTAGAACTCCGTAATAGCCATAAAAGTTTTCTATTTCCGGATCTATGTTTTCACTGATCTGAATCGGCCTGAACCTTATCTCGCAGTCCGACAGTCTTGGAAGTCGATAGAGTGAGCAGCCAGTTAATAGCAGCAAGAATCCCAATAGCGAGAGAATCGATAGTCGCCTCATCAACTGGGATTCCATAGCCAAAACTTTCTGCAAGTTGTATCGCAGCCCAGATTATCCCGGTGAGCATTGTGGCTGTGATCTGGCGATTCTTCCATTTTGCCGGATCTGCTACTGACTGACCGAGCTTTAATAGAGTAAACCCTGCTCTGATTTTCTTGATCATTGCTCTTCAACTACTGGCAAATCTAGCTCTACCCATTCTGGACACAATTCCCAAGAATCATTGATATAATTGTATTTGCATCCGTGCCAATCTAATGGCTCAGTCACTCCTTCGATCAATCTAGCGTTGTTTAAATTTAAGTCAGCAATAATAAAATCTAATGGAAACCCCACTTCGATGCGGTCAGCTTTCAAAGTAACAATTTTATCGTCTGCAAATAGATACTTAGAGCAGTTTTCTGAATCAAGAATAGTTTTCATGTTATCCCTTTACTATAAGTTTTGTTGCGGAAACTGCCGTTCCTGCAAAAACAGATGGGTCAGCAGGAGTTGTGCTTAAAGTTCCGTCTCTTTGAACATAATAAGATTGCCCTGCTGTTAAGCCAGTCTGAGCATCGTCTACTGAGCCAATTATTTGTATATTCGCAGTATCAGTATCAGAGTATGCGCCGTCAGAAATTCCTATATAATTTCCTATCTTTAGATTTGTAGATTCTGGAGAATAAGTAACGGCCTCTCCATAATAATTTCCTGCCGCATCAGAGCGATACGCCATAATTGTTTTTCCATTATCAGAATCATAAGTTGAAGTAGAATAGTCAAGTGCTATGGAGGCAAATGTTACCGCAGGATCAAAAGTAATCGAATCTCCAGAGACTTTTCCTACTGAGATTTTCCCACCTAAACTAGTATTATAAGAAATAATAACTCTATTATTAATAGAATCGTATATTGAAGAAATCAGGTATGCAGAGGTACTAATATAAACTACAGGAGTCCCGAAACTTATAGATGTTCCAGAAACTTCTCCGACTACTGCTGTTCCGTAATTAGAGTTTGATACGTCATAATAAGAAACGACTATTTTATTGTTACCAGAGTCATATACCGCACTTGTGTTACGAATGCTATTTGTCGAAAAAACTACGGCGGTTCCGAAACTAATCGAAGTTCCAGAGACAGTTCCTACTATGGCTTTTCCTTGATAACTGTCGCCAAAATCCGAATAAGAAATTACTACTTTGTTATTTGTGGAATCATACGTTGCGCCAAGCATACTTGCGTAAAATGATGTAGAAAAAACTACGGCGGTTCCGAAACTAATTGATGTGCCAGAGACAGTTCCTATTATGGCTTTTCCTTTATTAGAATCCGAACTATCTCTATATACAATTACTACTTTGCTATTACTAGAATCATAAGTAATGGCAAGATCATTAACAGTTCCAGCATTAAAAACGGTTGCGGTTCCAAAACTAATTGAAGTTCCAGATACCGTTCCTACTATTGCCTCTCCATAATTTGTCCCTGTTGCTTTGTAAGCGATAACTACTTTATTGTTAGTAGAATCGTAAGTTGAAACAACAAAATCTACTGTGTCATTTCTAAATAGCACATCTGAACCAAAACTGATTGAGCTTCCAGAGACCGTTCCGACTACAGCTCTTCCGTAGTTTGATGCGCCACCGTCTCTATATGCAAGCACCACTTTACTATTAGATGTATCATAAGTTGCAGCGTTTCTTGTTGTTGTGGCAGCATTAAAGACTACTGGAGTTCCTGTTTCTTCAGCTGTTTGAGATATTATGCTTACAGTGCCGTCTGAATTAACAATAACGGCATCGCCATTAGCTAATGATCCAGAAGCTGTCGCTTGTAATGAAGGAGCAGCAGAGACTTCTACCCATTCCACGCCGTCCTCAGTCACGTTGACTGCGAGCTTCTTTGTGGCGTTGCCTGTGAGAGATGGATATACGTCTCCCCAAGATTCATTCGTTCCATCTGTTGTGAGATATAACCCTGCGTTCCCGCTTTGGCTTGGCAAATCATAAGTTAATCTCGTCCAATCAGCGGACGCGCTCGGGTCTGTTGTGCCACTGGTCGCTGTGTTTGCTCGATACGACTTGTAGTCAACTGGCGAGTAAACAACATCTCCTGCTGAGTAGCTTGTTCCGCTTACCCATAGAGTCGCGCTTGATGCAGCTTCCGCAGCGGCTTGTGCTGCTTCTGCATTAGTTTCGGCAGTCTCGGCAGCAGTTTGTGCAGCTTCAGCAGCAGTTACATTCGCAGCGATGCCTCCGATGTCAGTGTTCATCGCGCCGATAGTGGTATTGAGCTCGCTCTGCATAGTTACCAGAGCAGCCAAGAAAGCGTCGGCACGGGATATGAATGTTGCCGGGGCGTCCGTCCTGGCTGGAGCTGTTGGCAGCGTGCTAATCGTTGGGATAGTCATTAGACAAGACCTTCTATTTCAAGTGAGCATCTGGAAGTTGTTGGATTCATGAGAATTATATCAAATTCTCGATAATATCCGTAGATGATCGAGTTTCTGTTTTCGTCCTCAGCAATCCACGCGCAGGGCGTAGTCCTGAGATCTGTTAGAGTTTTGCGAACCACTCCATAAGCTGACGTATCTAGCACGACGTCGACTTCCATCTTGTTTGCGTAAGCGCCTTCTGTGACAGTGATTCGTCCTTCTGCGTCTGTAGTCTTTACCGAGTAATCTATAATAGAGAGACTTGCTCCGTGCTGAGAGAACCCAAGATCGGCGAACTGACCGATAATAAGCGCTCCGCATTTAGCTGTCCCGGTATCCGTAAACGTCACGGTGATGTCTGCATTCGCATACGGCGGTAGATCAAGAATCGCCAGACGGTCATCCCGGACGATAGGCTCGAAAAAGTACGCATACCAGTCTTGAATGCCTGAGTCTGAGATCAGAGAGAATGTCTGGTTGTAGACTTCTCCCTCTGTCGCATCGTCCATTGTGACAGTGACTTCTGCGCAGTCGACGTTAATCAGAGCCAGAGAGTTCACCACATTTGGCGACTGTAGAACGTACTCCATGCCGCCAGCTTGCTCGGTCTGCTCCTGAACGATGCCGTTGAATAGCTTCCAGCGGTTCGTGCTGGATACTTCGAGCCACCATGTGCCGTTGTCAGTTGTCGGATCGTTGCCGACGTTTCCTGCTTGCTGAGACTCGTAGATCTTATGAACGCCAGTTGTAACGATAACCCGGTCGCCGTCTGCGTAAGTAGTGCCGACCAGCCATGCCGAGTAGTCAGCCTCCGGGACATCCGAAGACTGAAATATCGAGTCTGTAACCGTTTCCGGTCGAATTAACTTCATATTATGCCCTCACTGGCGGCAAGCCGTTCTTGTCCCAGCGGTCGTTGAGTCGATAGAGCTTCGAAGTGTTTCTCGCCACTGCGACCATTACGTCTTCAATGCTCTGGCGTAGTCCGCTCATCTCGTCTGCTATGTTGTCAGACGCCCGAGCCTGTTCTGCGGTCTGTACGCGCTCCCCTGCGTGAAGTTCTGCGACATAGCCGTCATATGGAACCATATCAAGACCATCACGGTGCGAGCCATTTACTGACAGAGTCATTCCTGTGGAATCACTGCTTGAGCCATCCATTCCTGCCGGAGCTTCTGGCCCCATTATGCCATTTGATTGGCTATCAAGAATTGCTTGCGCTCTTGCGACAATACCAGCAGCAGTGCCGTCGCCGATTATGTCCCTAATTGCCGCATCGCTGACTCCATTTCTTACGCCGACCGCGTTAATCCATTCGGTAGCATATTGATCCATCTGGCTCTCGATGCTCTTGCCTTTCGCCTTACCTTCTTCGATGAACATACCGAGAACCGTTCCGGGGCCTGAACCTTCGACTCCGAGACCGCTGAAAGTGTGACCGCTGAGATTAACATTAAACCCGGCGTCTTTTGTGATTGATGTCAGAGCTGAATCAAGCGCCCGTAGTGGCGCGATAGCTGCCTCTGCTTGATCATTGGTCGCGTTCTGCTTAAAGCCAAGTGGAGCAAATCCAGATTCGAATGCGCTCATCTGAAATATGTTTGCGTCACTCATGCCGCCAGTTTTAGCCATAGTCAAACCAGCGGTAGACGTTGGAGTTCCTCCGCTATCTAGCGCTTTAGCGACAAGATATGCGGCTATAATTGCGGCAGCATAAGGCCCAGCAGTTGCTAGAGCATTGGTAAACGCGGACGATCCAGCAGCAGCGCTTCCAGCAGCAGCTCCTCCGCCAGCAGCGGAAGTGCTTGCAGCGGCGGCAGCAGCATTAGCAGCCATCGTTGAAGTGCCAGCCGCTATAGAAGCCCCGGCAGTTCCAGCCGTACTTGCAGCAAGCGCAGCATTTGCAGCCATTGTGCTCGTGCCAGCCGCGATAGCTGCTTGAGACGCCGCAGCGCTGCCAGCAGCCGCTCCTCCACCTGTGCCGAATATTCTTCCGATGAATGATCCAGCTCCAGCTCCAGCAGCATTAGATCCTGCAGCAGATGCGGCAGCAGATGTGGCAGCAGATGTGGCTCCGCTACCACCTAATCCGAGAATTCTGCCTGCGGCAGATACTATGCCGCTCACTAGCGATGATAGAGCGCTGCCGAGAGATGAGAATATCCCGCTAAATATGTCGGTGATTGAAGTTCCGAGTCCTTCGAACTGACCGCTAATCGTTTCGACTATCTGTGACGCCGCCCAATCAGCGATCATTTGCAGCGTCATAGCTTTGAATTTATCAACTAAATTCCCGAACGCTTCGCTACCATTTTCGAATAAATCCATAAAGAAGTTCGAGATGCCGCTTTTTATCGCTTCATTTTGTCTCGCTACTTCCTTCTGAGATTCTGCTAGTTTATCAGCAGCCTCTTTAGCATCGTCGATAGCATCCTTCTCATCGTGAAAGTTATTAGTCGCATTGATAATCTCTTGTCCGAGTTCAGATGTAGCATCTACTCCTGCTTTCTGTAGATTGTTGCGAATATCTAATTCTCTCGAACTCATGCTAAGAGCTTCGGTTTCGTTGCTTATCTGTCCAAGCAATGCTTCCGTCTTACTTCTTGCGGTTTCGAGATTCTTTGCAAGTTGATCTGCGCCAGACGCGCTGTCATCTATTACGATGGCAAAATCAGAAAGCGACGGCACTGCTTGTCCGACGACCTCATCTGTTGTCTCGACCTGAGTGTTCATTGTCTCTAGCTCGCCCTCTAGCTCTGCGACTCTGCTCTTGCTCGCGGATATAGAATCGCCAAAGACATTGGCTGAATCTCCCCCAGAGCGAAGCCCTGCGAGAGTGTCTTCGAAGACTGTGTTAAATGTCTCGAACGCATTTAATGGATCTCTAGCGGCAGCAGCGACCGCAGCCATTGTTGCAGTTGCTTTGTTTTGAATGTCACTAAATAAATTCGTGATTGAGTTCAAAGCCCCGGCGAAAGTCTCCATGAGAAATATCTTCAATTTCTCGAACATTATCTGGATTTTAACCCCGGCTCTTTCAGCACCGATTCTAATACTGTCCCACTTGCTGATAATAATTACCGCAGCAGCAGTAATAGCGGATGCCACAAATGCAATCGGATTAGCTCTGATAGCCAGATTTAAAGCGAGAACTGCCGTTCTCATTCTTCCGAATCCAGCAACTATTGATGCTGCTATTGATCCGGCGCTGAATGCTGCGAATCCTGCTAGAGCTGCACTCAGTCCAATGGCTAAAACGTCGAGATTGTTTGTGATCCCGACAATAACGGCACTGGTACCAGTAATCGCAGCGCTGAATAGCTTAATGCCGCCGACGTCTCCGAGTTTACGGAATAACGCAGCGACGTTATCTTCGAGATTGGAAAGTAGCCCGGGAAGACGCTTCATCTGGTCTTCCATTGCCGAGCCAAATTGTACTTCACCAATCTGGAGTAGATATTCTTGAATTTCCTGAGAGCTGTTGCCGATCGTTGTGGTCATTCCCTGAAATGTCAGAGATACCCGATCGCCTTCCTTCGATGCTTTGATGCCGAACTCTTTCAGACGCTCAAATTCGCCGGTAGACGCATCTGCGACCGCTTCGACCATCTGCATTAGATCTTTGCCCATCGCTGCCGCAGTGTTGCCGTATGAGCGCAGAGCGCGTTCTGATGGGTCTAGTCCGAGTGCTTTTAGCTTGATAAACCCTTCGACCGACTGATCAAGAGTATATGGCGTCTGAGATGCGAACTTCTCTAGCTCGCCAAATGCGAAAGCGGCATTCGCCACGCTTCCGGTCATCGTCGTGAGCGAGCCTTTTAGTCGCTCTGACTCTGTGACCGTTTTCGTAAAGTTGCTAATTAGAGCGCCGACTCCGAGCGCAGCGATAGCGCCTCCCAGCAGTTTGAATGCCGAGACTGTGCCTTTAGCGCTTGACGCCATATCGTCGTTTGCGGCTTTTACCTTCTTACTCGCCATCTGCCCGGTCGTGCCGAGTTCTTTGATGTTTTCGTTAGCCGCTTTGACTTCTCTGGTGTCGACTTTTATCTGTATCGTTGCTAGATCCATGCTTGTCCTTTATTACGATGCCGCGAAGAGCTGATTTCATGCCTTTGGCGATGTCTTGCTGTTCTTCTTTCGTGCGGTAGGGCGATTGAACGTCCTGATTGTCGTATTTTAGCACACTGCTGGCATATAGAGCGGATAACCGTTTTATGGTCTCAGCTTCCCATCCGGTGAGATGCAGTTGTGTTCTCGCCACAAAAGCATCGATCTCTTGCCAAGTCAGTCCATGAACCCCGTTGCCGCTATTTAATGCGACTCCAATTCTGCTGAGTATTTCTATGATATAGCCGAACGGCTCCACGTCTGGGAACCGTCCGGCTATCTCATTACTATCGATCATCTCGATGCGTGATCTTTCTTTGTCTTTAGCCCGGGTAGAGAGCCAAGCCCACTGCTGAACGTATTTACTCAGCAGCCCCGTTATTTCAAAAAATAACTGGCTCGATCCCCTGCCGCTTCCATTAACTGTTCAGCGATCCAGTTGCGCTTCTCATAGAGCATATTCGCGTTCTCTTTTGTGCATTTTAGAGCTGCACCTTCGAACTCGATGTTCTTGCTCCACTTGAGCGTGCTTTCTGCCAATATCTCATAGAGTGCTGCTTCGAGTGCTGCGTTTGGGATCTTTCGATCTTTGTAGCGATTCGCGTTCCTGGTATTAACTCGCTTTGCGGCATTCTGCCACGTCTGCGAATCTTTGCCGAGAATGACAATCGTCAAATGCTCGCCCTCATCGTCTAGTAGATATTCGCCAGTAGCCGGATGCTGGAGTTTTACTTCAACTCCCTCTTCCGCTGCTGCTTGTAAATCAATGCTCGCTAAATCCATAAGTCACGCCCCGAATGTGTGTTTTATTAAGCTGCTACGTTTACTGGTGCATTTGTCAGCTCTAATACAATGCTGTCTGACTTGATGCTGTCCACGCCGCCAGCGTTTACTTGATAGCTCATTACCAGACCAGTGAAATAGTCGATTTCGCCGTCCGGGTAAGTGATTGCAACTGAGACTTCTGTATCAGTAGTCGCAGCAGCCTTCGCCGCAACTTGACCAGTATCCGCAGCGTCAGCAGCGAATGAGAGAGTCAGAGTTCCGTCGTTTACTGAGCCTTTACGCTTAACCACGCGACGCTCACCGAGAGGCGAGTGAGTGATTAAGTTGTAAACTGAGCCGAATGCTGGAATCTCTGTGATCTCGCCAACTGTAGCGAAACTGAGAGCTGCGAATCCTGCTTCGTCGTATGTGGCGGGAGTTCCTGAGACGATGCCCAGCGTAGTGCCCGCAGATGTTTGAATTGCCATGTTAATTGCCTCTTATTTGCTTGCTGCTCTGAGATTCTTCACGAACAAGCGGTTAAAATTCTGCATATTCTTCCGAACCATCCCGCCGGGAGCTTGCTTAGACCAGCCATACTCCAGACGTTCAATATACGGAAGGTTATTTGTCAGATAGTAGAGATCGCCCACTGCCACGCTTACTGTTTGGTCGACGTCTGCGATTGCTCTGGCTTCGCCCGATCTCACACTATCTACGGAAACTTCCCCAGTCGCCCCGCGACCGACGGATGCTTGCCAATTACCACGGGCACGCCCGGTATCTGCCGGAGTGTCCTTAATTATTGCCGTGCTTACTTCGAAAAGAGTCGCTCGGATGCCCTGATTCAGAGTCCGGTCGATCTTTTCTTCGATCTTCTTCCAGTCAGATTCCCAGCTCATACAAGCGCTCTCCAACTGATTGTCACCGGGATCTGATACCAGCCGTCTTCGGTGATAGCAGATGCCAGCCGCGTTCCAGTTATTTTAACCGTTACGCCGTTATATGTGTACTCTGCGCCACGCGGAAAGTGCAGCGAGATCAGTCTGGCTTGCTCTTGAGCGTCGAATCGGCGGTCGCCGCGACCATCCATGACGCTGACTTGATAGAGTCCTTCGTAATCGTCTGCGCTAGTGTGAGCCACTCCGACCGCATCTTTGATATTCGGCAAGAATGATTCGCGTAGATAGAGCGAGCCTTCGACGGGAGTATATTCTGCATTCTCCCAAGCAACTGGCGGTACTCCGGCAGTCTGTAGTTCAGCCAGACGAACCGAGAGAGCTGTGTTGATGTCCTTCTCTGCTGCGCTCATATTCTAATCTGGCATATATACATGACGTTAGTCCCTGCCGGGTTAATTGGCATCACTTGCATTACTCGCCAAGTCTTGCCATTTACGCCGACTTTCCAGTTCGCTTTAGGCTCCGTCGCCACATTACTGGCGAGCAGCTTTAGATCAGACGCCAGAACGCTCTGTCCGTCGATCTCAGCGTTCTTATAGTTTGACGCGACTCCATATCCACTGACGGTAGATTGGGTCGCTGGCGTCGTTACAGTGCCAGTCGCCGGATCAATGACTTCGCCTGTTTCGTAGCTGAACGTAATTGCCTGACCGTTGTCCCGGAGCAATCGCGTCGCAGTCGCTTCGAGAGCTGTGTAATTAACGCCCATATCAGCCCCTAATGGTTCGGATATTGTTGCCGCCAGTGCTTGATGTCACCAGCTTGCGCATTGCGTTGCCGATGCTTCGAATAACTGTAGAGATCGAAGCGTTGTCCATATACTCGACTTCGAGTACGTCGACTTTCTCGCGCTTCACTGCTCGATCTACTGTAGAGAGCGGATCATTTCCCGCCATGATAGAGATGGCGATCGTGATCTGCGCATCTTTGACCAATTTTGGAATTTGGTCTGAATCCGTGAGATAGCCGTCGATCCATAGATCCGAACGCGGATACTGAAGCGGCTGTGTCTCGATGTACTTAATGCCACGGAACGGCTGTTGCTCGAAATAGTCCATCGCCAAGATGAGCAATTCCGACTCGTCACCGTAAGTGCCAGAGATCGTGATGTTGCGATCTGAGCAATACTGAGTGAACTCAGCGACCGTGACGTAGCTGTTCGCGTTTGGGACGATTGAGCCGTCTTCGACGATGATAGTAGCCATTTAGCTCTCCGCTTTGAGCTTGCGAGTCTTCTTCGGCGCTGCCTTCGGCTTTGCCGCTGGCTTTTCACCGAATAGCTTCATAGTCTTTGGATCAAAATCGGACTCGTTGATGATAACTGCTTCACCATCCCGGTCGATCTTAACTGTTGGTAGTGCTTCCATAGTCCTCTCCGAGAATGATGCGGAGCGCCCGAAGACGCCCCGCGATCACTTTTAGCCGAGCAGAACTGCCATGTGCTCTGGCTTGATAGCTGCGACGCCCCAAGCGAGTGCCACTTCAAAGTGAACCTGACGGTACTCTTTGTACATTGACACTTCGAAAGTGATGCCTGAACGCGGATCAGTCATGAGCATAACGTCTTCAGCGAGATCGCCTTCAACTGGACGAGCCGGAGCGCGTGTTACGAGAACGATCGCGTCGCGGTTGAACGCCATGTTTGCAGCGTAACCATTGCCGACTGTTACTGCTACACCATCAGCGAGAGCGGCTTTCAGACCGGGAGCTGCGATAGTAACAGTGCCAGCAGCGAGAGCTGAAGTCACGACGTACTTGTTCGCGTCACCAGCGAAAGTGATAACGTCGCCAGCCAAGATTGTGCCTGAACCACCATCGATGTCGATAGCAGTGTCGCCAACTGCGAAAGTGCCGTTGGTGACGTAGCTTGCGCCAGTGCCTTTAGTGTGGTCATTGATCTGTGCAGACTCGCGGATGTCCATGCCAGCAGTTGAAAGCATAACGCCCTGACGGATCAGAGAGTCGTTGCCCTGAACGTCGACGCGGCTTTGCAGACCGAGCATAGAAGCGCCAGCAGCAGAGTTCACGACAAGCTGGTTGCCAGTCAAAGGAGCACCATTGTCCTTCAGCAGCTTGAGTGCGAAAGAAGCGTCGCTGAAATCGCCAGCAGTGCCGAATGGAGTAGTGCCGGGAGTTCCGTATGCGTTAGACGCTTGAGCGTAAAGCGCAGCGAGATCGGTTTCAACTTCATTTGTCAGAGTGCGCATCGCCTGGGCGAATTGGTTCTGGAGGATGCTGTTGTAGCCGGGGCCAGTGTTCAGACCGCGCTGCTCTTCACCGTTGTAACGGATAGCCACGCCGCGAGACTTAGAGATGCTCAGAGTCTTGTTAGTGATTATCTGGTCGCCAGTATCGGGAGCCTTTTGCGCTGGAGTGATGTCAGCAGCCGCAGAGCTTGGAGCAACTGCGCTGCGGATTGTTTGGCCTTTGGCAGCACGCTCTGCGTTCGCATCGAGTGTTACCGCTGGGATCATGCCGACCAGTTCACGCGAAACGGTATCAAGCGCTTCGTATAGATCTGGAGTGAGATTGGTTAAAGTGTTAGCCATGATTTATTACCTATTAGTCAGAGATGATGCCGCCGTCTTTCACGAACTGCATCTTTTTGGATGCCGCCAATTTATCAAAGTCGGCTCGATTAAGTGATTTAGTAGCCCCGCTACTTGCAGAACTCGTCGCACCACCCCCGGTAGCCGATGAGCCGTCAACCAAAAACGGAAATTCTTTGGCTAGATGATCCATTAATGCGGATGAGTCTACTTCCATCCCGCCCACTAAGAATTGAACCTTCTCGCCGTCGTGCCGAGCATACCGGGAAGCATAATCGGCTAATACCTCCGCACGTTTGGCGTCTGACTTCGCAAGTTGCGAGCCTATGCTGCGTGCAGCGATATTGATGTCCTTCTGTTGTATCTTTGTCGTGAACTCTTGCAGCTCTTTGTCTTTCTCGGCAAGTTTAGCCTGAGCCTGTTCCCAGAGATTCTTGAACTCGCCCTTTTCCTGAGCGGTCTCCATCTCCTGCTGCTGTTTCTGCGACTCTAATTCTTTCGCACGTCGCTTCGCTTCTTTCGCTTCGTCCATTAACTGCTGGACTTTGCTTTTGAGTCCGCTGGTATCCTCTGGTTGCGGGATGCCTTCGACTCGCAAGATATATCGATCACCGTCCTGTTCATAAAGAGATTGAACTGATTCGTCGAGATCGGCGAGATCGTCGACTGCGTATTGTAAGCCCATACTGTACCCCGTACATTTTTATGCTGCCCCGCAGCGTTGCGTGAATTATAGCACTATTCGCTAAAAGTGAACATATTTGCCAAATTTTAGCGAATTTCACTATTCTGTGATGCTGTAGTCTTCTTTTAGTATCTTCAGAACGCCCTTTTCTAGTTCCGGGAACTCTTTGGCGACTTCGAGAGCGTCATCCAGCGAATAGTAAACGTCTGAGATAGTCTCGTCCGGGTCTATTAGATCAAGATCCAAAATCTTTGAATTGCTTTGCGTATTCGGCATTCATCAAGTCCCCCACTTGTTTCGCCAATGGTCTCGGCGTTGGATTGTTAATATATTCGGCCCAGCTCTCAGCGATGAACTCGGCGATATTCTTGTTTGCGTAGCGGCTCAGAACTTCGCCCATATTCTCTCTATTTTCCCTAAACAACTTCTGTAGCTCCGGGTTCTTGCTTAATTTGAGCATATAGTCGATCTGGTGACCGATCTCGTGATCCATTACTGATCGAAGAGTAGCGGTTCCCTCCGGATGCCATTTACTTTCGACGTCTCTCGCTAGAGCTGCTTTGAATTTATCGACTGACGCCTTTTTGCCCCATGCTTCGTTATAAGCGATTCCGTCCACGTCTTTGAAGAAATCAGCATTTATTCCGCGATTTTTATCTCTAGCGAATGCGTAAGTCTTCCCAGATGTTTTTGTTTTCTTTGCGTATTTTTTGGCGATTGCATATTTCTGCTCTGCGCTTTTGTCTGGATACTTTGACATCACTTGGAAAAGCGTATATTGAAAATTGCCTTCATTCCAGAGTCGTCCGTTCTCTTGCGCTGATCCGATGAAACTCATTCGCCCCTTTAGAGCTGGCATTCGCTCGATGTTCTCTAGCATTGATTGGTTCATCTCATTAGCGATAGAGACGTCCAGCTTGCCGAACTTAGCAACTCTCGCCAGATCATTATCGATAGCGAACTTCTCGGCTTCTTTGATTGTCTTAGCTGGAACGAACTTCTTCGCCTGACCGGGTATCTTGCCAGTGCCCGGCGTCGGCTTCGGAACCACCTTCGGCGTCTTGCGCACATTTGTCGCACCGTCTAGCACTTGCAACTGCTTCAGAGAGATCGGATTGCCGTTTGCGTCCACGAAATCATCGAGACTTAGCTTTCCGGCATCGAACAAAGCTGCCCTCTCTTTTCCGAGAAC